CAGCTTCTCACGCCAGTCATCGGTGGCGGCGGCGGCACCAAGGATTGTGTCGTTGCCGTTCGCGATGGCGGTCGTGAAATCCTCGTACGACAGTTTCCCGGTCCGTACGAGCTCAGCCAGTTTCGGGCCGGCTTTCGCCCCGAAGATCTGCAGAGCATCCCCAGCTGCGGTTACATCATCCGGGGCGTTCTTGATCGCGTTGAACGTGTCCTTGAACACATCCCCCGCAGGTTTGCCTTCCTTCGCGGCGGTCGCCATCGCCTTACCCAACGCCGGCACCACATCCCCGGCGGCGAGCCCATTCTTCGCAAGCAACGCCAACAGGCCGGCAGACTGATCAAACGACAACCCGGCAGCCTGAAGCTGCGGACCGGCACCAGCCATCTGTGACGCGAGGTCACCGACCGACACACCCGACGCCTGCGACGCACGGAACAGCTCGTCCAGCTTCCCGCTTTGATCCTGGGCGGACACACCGAACGCGTTGAACAGAGACGTAACCGAATCAAGGTTGGTGGCGAGGTCGGTGCCGGTGATGCGTGACAGGGTGAGCAACTGTTGCGACACCGTCTCGAGCGGCTTCCCGGTCAACCCCAACTTCTGGTTGACAGTCCCGATGGCGTCCGACACTTTGCCCATGTTGTCCGGCACGTTGCCGAGGACGTTCTTGAACGACTGATCCAACCCTTTGAGGGTGTCACCTGTCTGCCCGGTTTTGATGCGGATACTGTCGAACGAAGCGTCGAACTGTTCACCGATAGCAGCCAGGCCGGCAACCGCACCGATAGCGGCCACACCCACGGCGGCGAAAGCCAACCCCGCGACCTTGCCAACCCCCGACATCTTCTGACCGAACCCGTCGAGTTTCGCTTCCGACGACAGGACAGCAGCGTCAAGGCTTTTGCTGTCGCCGAGGATCTCGACTTTCACTTGGCGATCGGCCATCAGTCACACCTCAACTGTTCTGCTCGGCCCGATCGACAAGGTAGGCGTACATCACGTTCAACATGCGGGGCGTTTCCGTCAACAACACCGACGGGGCAATCCCCGTCTCACAGGCCAGTGACGCTATGAACCAGTGGGTGCTGTCGGGGTCTCGGTCGAATCCGGGATCCCAAGGTCTTTTGGGGCCTGCTCGTCGTCGTTGCCCATGTCGAACGACTTGACTGTTTCCATCCACTCATCACACGTGGTGGTGACCGAGCCGGAACGCTTCAACGCGTACCAGGCGAGAGGAAGGATGTGGCGCATCCCCATCTTGTCGCCCAGCGACGACATGGATTCGTCGGTGAGCTCCTCGAGCCGGACCACGTCGACGGGCCACACCTCAGCGATCACGGTGGACCCATCCCCGTAGTTGATGGTGATGGGCGGAAACTCGAAGGCAGCCATGGTTAGACGAACCCAGCCTTTCTGATTGTTTTGTCGAGACCTTTGCCGACAGCTTCGGCGATGTCTTTGCTACGAGCATCAATGGCCGGGTAGATGAACCGGCCATCCTTCGGCCCGGTACCAGAACCGGCCCACGGGCCGGAGCTGCGTGGGTTGCCGGTCACCGGTTTGCGGGAACCGAAGTCCAACCAGCCATAGTACGGAACGGATGCTTTGCCCCCGTTGACGTACGCCCTGTTCCCGCCGACGGTGGGGCGGATGGAGCCGGCGGCGTTGCCGCTGATGGACGGCACCCGACCTTTAGCGTCCTCGGCGACGATGCGGGCAGCTTCCCTGAGCCCTTCCCGCACCTCTGCCAACCCCTCAGAGTCGTGGAGTTGACGCATAGCGCGGCGGGTTTCGGCCAAACCTTCAACCCGGAACACATCAGCCATGTACGAACCTGGCCTTCCCGTGTTCTAGTAGCGGTATGGGACTCGTCCGGAAAGTTGCCAGCGTCGGAACCCTCGGCACCGTGGGATGGAACGGGCAGCGGGCCACCCGCGCCAAGAACCAGAAGGCACAAGCCGAGCTCGCGAAGGCGGATGCGGAGTCACGCAAGAAGATGGACGCCGCCGCTGTCGCCAACCAGAAGCGCATCGCTGATGCTGAGGCGAAACTGTTGAAGGCCAAGGCCAAGGCCGTGAAGCGCACCCCGGCTGTCGCTGCCACCCCTGCTGGTTGGCATCCCGACCCGCACGGTCGACACGAGCTGCGCTACTGGGATGGAACCCAATGGACGCAGCATGTGTCAACCGGCGGACAGGTAACCGTCGGCTAAGCGTGGGTGCAGAAGATCGCGGAGGCGCAATGCAAGAGCCCCGCCTGCCACACGTACCAGCCGATCCAGCCGAGCATCAGCCGACCTTCGCCACAACCGACGCCGCCGAGATGTTCCCCGAGATCGCAAGCGCGCCGGCCACATCGGAGTCGAGGGCGAAGTCGACGAACGCCGTCCCGAAGAAGTACTGGGCCGGGTCGTTAACAATGTCGGTGTAGAAGTAGAACTTGCGGGCCACACCATCAACCGCCGCCGTGTACGTCTGAGCGGTGGCGTCGTCGTAGAACCCGGAGAAGGTGCCCTGGAAATCGGGGAGGCCGGTCACGTAGATCTTGTTGGTGTCCCCGTAGGCGGTGACTTCCACCGTCTGCGAGTTGGCCTTGATCGACACCTTGCTGATGTAGGCCAGCGGTTCTGCGGTGCCGGCTGAGGTGATCGCGCAGTAAAGGCGGCTGTTGCGCCCGTGGCGACGTGCCATGTCTGTCTCCTTATAGGATGCGCTTAGGGGCGCCGTCGATCAGCCCGAGAAGCCGAGCCGCCGTATTCTTGAACGTCCGATCAGCTATCGCTTCACGGTTTTTCCGGGCAGTCTTCACACGCAGGTCGTCGTTCGCCGACCACCAACGCAACAGATCCCCAACTTCGCCAGGCTCAGAAATGAGCGGCGCATCAGGGAACAGTTCGTCACCTTCGCCACGGGATTCCCGCAGGAAGAACGTTTCACAGGCGGCGAGTTCAACCTCGCGAGGCCCCATCGCCCACCCGGTGGACGTGTCGTTCGCCAACGACTCTTTGCGGTAGAAGTTGAGCGACGTCTTCGCCGACTGGTACAACCGGACCGTCTCCGTGTTGGCGATGCACTCGAGCTTCGGGTTGAGCAGATACCGGGCCAACTTGTAACGGCGATCCAACTGCTGCCAGTTGCCGGCCAGTTTCACGTCCAACCCTGACCAGTCGACCTGTTTGAAGAAGTCGATGCGCGACCGGAACGCTGTCCCCACCCACCCGAAATCGCAGGCGAGATCGGGGGACACCGGACCGGGTTTGTGGATGGCCGGGTCGTACGAGTGCGGCATGTAGTAGGTGCGCGGGTTGACTGCCCGGTAGGTGGCGATGTTCGTCGGGTCGTTGATGACCACCGTGTCGACGTACTGCGCCATCGTGAGCTGACGTTCTTCTTCGTACGGTGATTCGGTGAACCAGGCAACCGTGTGAAACGGGCGTTGCGACAGGACAGCCCACACCTCAGGTCTGATGTAGAACCCGGACATGAAGATGACAACGTCAGGCCAGAAGGTGAGAAGCGGCCAACCCATCGACGCGCACGCCAACCGGACGGCACCCTCATTGTCCAACGCGTGCTTGCGGACACCCAACTGGCGGATCTCAACCGACGTGTAGAAGTCCAACCGGTCGTCCAGGTTGAACGAGCACACATCGACACCGCAGTCGTTGAGCCCTTTGACCAACCCGGTGTGGACATCGGCCACGGAGAACGATGGGCCGGGATGAACAACCATCACCCTCACGTGTAGACCTCGACTGGGATGTCGCAGGTCATCACAACAGCGCCGGCGACGGTGGCGTAGCCGAAGTTGGTGACCGGGTTGAGGTCGGACGACATGCACGACCCGCCCAGGGTTTGATCACCGAGAATGGCGGCGACGATCGATCCCGAACCACTCTCGGCGAGGAAGTCCTCGAGCTGCACGTCCGCGCCGCGATCGTCGCCATACGAGATGAACAACGTGACCCGGATTACGTAGTTCGCTCCGTCGCCGAACACGATGCTGGTGTCGATTGAGTCCGGCATCCGGACTACTGCCGACGGGAACGCCGGGTTGGCTACTTCGTAGTCGTAGCAACGCAACCCGTCGACTGTTCCGAGGGCGTTCTTCAAACCTGTTCGTATCGCTGACAGGGACACCGGTCACGCGATCCCTGCGAAGGCGTCAGCCCGCTGGTATGGCTGCAACATCTCGTACACGATCGGGTTGCCCTTCGCTGAGATGACACCGGAGTCGTACCCGGTCGCACCGAACGGCACATCCTTGGAGCGGTAGATGCGTTGGGCGAGAAGGAGGCAGGCGGAGCTGACATCGTCGGGGACGGCAGCCCAACCCCAGGTGGCGGTGATGCGAACCGTTTTGAACCGGGCCAACGGCCACGGGGCGTAAAAGAAGTTGGACACCAACCGGATTCGGCTGTACGGCCACCCACCTTGCCCGTTGGGGCCGATCCCGTTGTTGGGGTCGATCTCGTACGTTGACAGCGCACGCCAGGTGGTGTTGTCGATCGACGTTTCGACGATCAGGCCAACCGTGGTGGAGATGTCGTCCGTCTTGACACAGATGAGGTCGTAGTCCGGCTGGTACAACCGGGTTGACGTGGCAGCGTCGGGGTAGAAGCGCCGGCCGCAGTACGAATCGATACGCCGTGAGGCGGCGGCGATGGCGGCATCCAACGGGGCGTCGTCGAGCGTGTCGGCGATGTTGGATGCGGTGCGTAGCTGTTCCGTGGTGCAGTAGGAGGTGTTAGTCACTTAGACCTAGCCTCCGTTTCCGTTCCTCGAGAGTCGCAGGCTTAAGAGTTTCCTTCATCAGCGCATACTCACCATCAGGGATGAAGCGCTTTCGCATGACGCCCAACCCATTGCAACCGCCGATGAACTCGCACTCCAAACCAAACCATTCGGCTTGCGATTCGATCGCCTTGCGTACCGGGAACGGCGGATCTTCAACCGGCGACTCAAACGGCCGCTCGAGCTCCGTGTCGTGGAACAGCATCACCCCGCCAGGCCGGAGCTTGGGAAGATAAACCGCGATCTCGTTGAATGTCTGCGTGTATGTGTGGCTCGTGTCTATAAACACGACGTCCACATCGTCAGGCAACTGGTCTGCCAGTTCCAGGTCATCGCCCAGCAGGAAGTCCCACAAGGGCGAATCGTGCCATTCCGTGGGCACATGCGGTTCGACAATGTCAACCGACCACACATGCCCACCGTCCTGCTCGACGGCGGCGAGGAACGCAGCGGCGGAGTTGCCCCCACGCACCCCGAGCTCGATCACTTGTTTCCCGCGGGCAGCCTCGAACAGATACGGGAGGTGGTCGACGATGTCAGAGTTTTCACGGAGCCGACAGTCGAACTCGGCGGCGAACGTCATACGTCACCGCCGGCATGGGAACCGAACGACAACCATTCGTTCGACCACAACCACCCGTCGAGCTCACCAGGTCGCAGCCCCATGGCCCGCAGTAGCGGCGGTTCCGACAGTTGGTCCTGATACGACCAGCGGGCCTGCTGGTTCAACCAGGATTGTCCGAGCACCTGTGATTCGGTGTCATGCCGGCGCACAATGCAGCCGGTCGCCCACAACCCCCAATGAGCCGGA